CTTTATCTTGTTTGGTGATGGGGATATTGTTTGGTGATATATCAAAAGAATATTGAAAAAAGACTTGACAAGTGTATTACGTCCCTGTATAGTTGTATTTGTAAGGGATAGCAACAACTACTACAGACAAGGGGCAAAGAATGACAAGAAAAGATTACCAACTCATAGCGGATTGTGTCCGCCGAAGTGTTCAAGAAGTCAGAGACATCTACGGGGAAAGCAACATCAAAGATATAGAGTCACATATGGCGGTAGCAATTTCAATGACAATTCGCAACCTTCAACAGGGATTACAGCAAGATAACCCAAATTTCAAGCCTGACACATTCTTCAAGGCTTGCGGACTCTAGACAATTCCCCTAGCGCGTCAGGCGTGCCCGTTCAATCGGGACTAGGGACAATGCGAAAGCAGACAACAACATCCAACTACAGAACGGGGACATTATGACAGTAGAAGAATGGCAAGGCGTAGAAGATAAAGCAATTCGCACAGACAAAACGCACCCATACGCCATACAGATATTGAGTGGCAACTATTCGCCACTTTATACTCTCAGGTGCACAACGGAAGAAAACGCACTACTAGGAGCAGAGAAAAGAAACTATCTTCTAGGGCGTGACCTAAGCAACGGCAACTATGTTGGGTCAATCGTTGTAAAAAAATGGACGGGCGATACTTGGGAAATAATGACCGAAACTGAATGGTAAACCCTTCGGGGTATCTCTAGTCCGATACAGTCGGCAGAGTGTCACGAACTCACTAGGGAACGATGCAAAAGCAGAATAAGCAACGAAGGGATAAATGTATGGGTGAGATAGTAATTATGGGCATAGGTTTTGACCGTCCAACGGTGACGTTACCAATGACCGCAACAAAAGAAGAAATAGTCGGGGCGATAGTTGCCACAACACAAGAAGAAGAAACGGAAACGGGGAAATAATGGAAGAGATTATCTATATTTTGCGGGACTATCCCGAAGCAGTGATGTTTATGTGCCTTGTCGGTATCTTCCTAGCAGGGGTTTATCTTGGGACGATTACAGAGCGTCAGAAATGGGGCAACTAATGAACACAGAAGCAACAAGCAGATACGAAACCGAACTAGACAACTTGAAGCGAGACCTGCAACGGTTGATGGAAGAAGTGGAGACAGTCATAGAACAGGTGGACAGAGAAGACCTAGATTACGCATGGGCTAGGGGCTATGACCACATGATGGACAAAGCAGGGCAAGCAGTAGAGCAACTGAAAAAAGTACGGAGACTAGACCGCGAAGTCCAAGAAGAACGAGAAGAAGCGAAAGCAGGCAACTAATGGCTACCGCACAAGAACTAGCACAGAACATTGGCAAGACAGCACTGTTACAGGTGGCAGGGTCGGCACTGTGTTTTGAGGTGGAGATAGTGGACGCTCGCCAGCGTTACGGGAATCTAGATTACAAGGTGAAGCCCGTTATGGGTGAGGGTGAAGCGTGGCATCAGGCGGACGGGATGAAAGTTACCAACGGGTAACAAGTAAGTCGGGTGACTGGCAGACATCGGGGTTCAAGTCCCCGACACCCACGATGAAAAGATAATCCTTGACATCTCATAGTATTCGTACTACGGTTAGACATATCAACATCAACGAAGGGAACCAGCAATGGAAGTAGGACAAAAGGTGACAGTCACCAATCAGTTCCACGCATACTGTGGGCAGACTGGGACAATCACCGACACAGCAGTGGACGAATTAGGTACATCGTTTTTCGTCCAACTTGCAAACGGAAAGAACATCATGTTTGAGACATACGACATCACACCAAACAAGAAAGGGAAACAGCAATGATAACGAAGAAGACGCAGTTAGCAGTAGATAGGGAACTAGCAAAGATGAGGTTGCGTGAGATATTCGCAGGACAGACAGACCCAAAGGTTTATACAATCTTGCGTCATGTCTCTTCTTCGGGGCTCTCTAAAGACATCTCATTGAAGACCGTACAAGGTGAATGACCGCAACGGACAGCGAGCAATCAGGGTGAGCGGTGGCGGTATGGACTTGGGCTACCACTTGGTGCACAACTTGTCAATGACATTGTACGGTGTGGAAAATCGTGGGGGTTACACACTCTCACACGACTGGGCGTAACTCATGGCACGCACAAAGCAACTGAACATCAACGCGATATTGAAAGCGTATGAAGCGGAAGCGAAACGAGCAGACCGCAACGCAAAAGCAACACGGGGTGACCCGTTAGAGCAGTACTGGTTAGCACACGCTTGTCAGGTCAGACAATACAAACAACAAGCAGAAAGGGTACAAGCATGAAGCAAGACACAGACCCAAGCCAACGCTCCTACAGTTGGGGCGAAATGGCTGACCTAACACACGAAACACAGGTTGCGATATTCAACTGGTGTGGGTGTGAAGACAACGAAGGTAATGAGAACCCATATTCAGACTGTCCAACAGAAGAGGGGGCAATCGGTATCTCTTTAGATGAGGGTGGTTTGGTTTGTTTTCAATGCGCTAACGAACCAAGAAACAAAGGAGCATCATCACAACCAGCATACGAAGAGGGATACCCCGATGGCTATACCTGTGCTGAATGTGGTGACGAATGGTATCCGCTCGGCTACATAAAGGGAGAAGAAGAATGAACAAGTACTCGGTTTCGGTTTGGAACTTAGAAAAGATACACGCCAAGTCAGAAGCGGAAGCAGTAGCCCGAATGAAACAAGAGTTCTACGGCGACTGGTACACCGCGAGAGACTTTGAGTTTGATGATGTTGAACTAGTTGAAGAGGGACTACACGAGGACTGTTGGAAAGCGTGGAACCTATACAAAGATGATGCGCTGACCGAGCAGTTTGTTAGGTGCGAAAGCACAGAGGAGTTTGGTGATGAGGACGAGGAGTTCTTGGTCACGGTTATCAGCAGAGTTTGTGTTGAAGCAGAGAACGAAGACGATGCCGAGGATGTAGCAAGAGATGTGTTTGATTACATAAACAAAGATGAGTTTGAGATACATACTTCAATATAAAACAAACAACAACAAAGGAGAACAGCAATGACAACAGAAACTATCAGAGCAGAAATCGTACGCCAGTTTGAGGACTTGAGGTTCTTACTGTCGGACGGTATTAGGACAGGAGAGTTAGCACCAATGGAAACTATCGCAATGCTTGAGCAGTTGAACCAGGCGCAGTGGTTGATTGAGCAGGGCATGAAACAGGCGGTGACACAATGACCACCAAAGAATACTTGGTCAATGTTGTAGAGGAAACTCTTACCACCTACTTCATTGACGCAGAAACACCCGAAGAAGCAGAAGAAAAGTGGAGAGCAGGAGAGTACGACCTAGCCAAAGAACGAGGTGGCGAGGTTATAGATATTCAAGTAGAAGAGAACACACCCAACGATAGAACAGGAGAAACGAAATGACCTACGCAGTGGCAATCATATGGTTCGCAGTCGGGTACACCGTAGCAACAAGACAGTATCTAAAAAAGATTGAGCGTGAGCAGGCTATTCGTGACCGTTACAAATGGCAACTAGGAAAGGTGGCAACAACCCCCGAAGCATATCGGGAGACTGCACAATCATATTTCAAGTTGCCTTATGACCAACGTGGAGATGACAATGCTAACTAGCAACGACATCATAGATGACTTCATCAACACATGGATAACAAACGAACCCACAGCACGAGAGGTGGTAGAGGTGCTACGCAAGCGTTGGGGTTGGACTGTCTTAATACATGAACTCACTGACTTTGAGAACAGTTGAGAACACCAGCCAGTCGTTACCGTTACTGGAACTGGCAACGACAAGACACCAAAAAACAGCAGGCATTACAACACACCCCCCGATACCTGTATGTAGTAGTCCGACTAGTAGTAGGCAAAGAGTACGGTTGGTGGCGTGGCACAGAACGCAAACACGCTTTCACCCGCGACATCAACAAAGCCTGCAAGTTCCGTACCGCCGAATGTGCACAAACAACAGCCGACAACAGCCTGCTCTATAAACTGGCAGATTACAAGGTGAGCAAAATAAACAAAACCATGTTAGACTAAGACCTGAACTGCCCCATTCCGCAAAGGTTTCCCCTTCCCTAGCGTTGAGTGGGGCTTTTCAATATCCCGAACGCAACACCGAACGCTCGGCAGGGGTTTTGCCGCCCCACACACCGTACCTACGTTGCTCAAACTCTTCTGCTTCCATAGCAAACGCAAGACATTGCTTCTTCACAGAGCAACCTTTACACACTGCTTGTGCATCAATGAAGATACCTTTGGTCGAGATACCTGTCGGTGTGTCAGGGAAAAAGATGTTGCCATCCATACCTTTGCACACCGCATCATCAAACCATCCTAAATACTTTAATGCTGTCATCGGTTTAGTTCCCTTTCAATAGAAGCCATGTCACCCTTCAACTGGCTTATCAACTCTTGTAACTGCTGTACTTGCTTTCTTAAGTCAGCAATAATTTCTTCAGTCGTCTTCGTCTTCCTCATATTTGCCACACTGTATCTCCTTTGTTATCAGTTCACCAACACACGGACACGGAGAAGGTTTCCCAGTGTCACGCATGGGTTTCCATCACATCATAGTTCGCGTCAGACATTTTTAATAATCGTCCAGTCTTCTCCAACGCAATCCACGAAGGCGCATCAGGGTCACAACCACAGCCGACCAGTCTTTGCTTATCTAGTTTCACTGTGAACCCACATTTGTTGCAACGCAACTTAGTTATTTGTTCCACAGTTTTTCTTTCACCATAGCCAAACACCCGATGTACCCTGCCGTGTCCACAATGGTGTCATGTGACCATCTGCCCGCTTCCAATGCTGTCCTAAGACGCGACAACTTCACACTCACCATAAACAAGATGGCTTGCTCAACAGTTAAAGACACACCTGTCAGCCCCTCAAAAATATCTCGGGTCTGCGTATAATCCTCCAACGGGTGAGCGTACTCATCATGTCTGGCACCTGTAATCAAATCGTATGCTTCGGTTAGTACCTCTGCACCATCAGTTGAATTCTCCACGAAACGGATTCCTCATTTCTATAATCGAAAAACTGTTTGCTTCTATTGCTTCCTTCATCTCTTTAGATTCATAGCATCGCATGATATGGATGCAAGGGTCTGAACCTTCCTCAAAATCCACTTCCTCAGTGAGAGACATCGGGATACCGTCATGTGTATGGCATACAGGCGGAGAAACAAACCCCGCCCGCATACCAATCTCTAACCACTGCTCAAAATCAAGCATCATAATATCCATTAGAATGAATCATTCCCAAGAAACGGCACCGCACCAAACTTTTCTGTAACCATCGCAAGGTTGCGTTCAGTCTTGTCAGCGAACACAGCGTTGAATCGCATCGTCAAACCGATTTCGTCTGCGAGGATTTTGGTTGTCCACACTTTGTTGCCATCTTTCTCATACGAAGAGATGTCTAGTTTCCCTACCACAATTACACGGGAACCCTTCTCAATAGAAGTAGCGGCTGTTTCTGCCATGTCACCAAACACGGTGACGTTATGCCATGTTGTTTGCTTCTTGTCATCTTTGCCTGATGTTGTGGCAACAGTGAAGTTGCCGATTGCTTTACCGTTCGCACCGTATTTCAGTTCGATTGGTTTACCGCAGTTCCCTACGATGGTGATGTTATTCATTTACCTACCTTCTCTTTCATTGGTTGTCTGTTGGATGATATTCTGTTGTCTTCTGCACTAATACACACGTGTGTTGGGGGTTCAGATACACGGACATAGGTGTTTAAGGTCATGCCACAACGGTCACAAAACCATCGCTGTGCTGTACGTCCCTTCATGTTTCAACTATATCAGGGGGCTGGTATCGCCCAAGGATTCCAACCCCACCCGTACCTGTCCATCCCATACTGATGGATGGCAAGCCCTGCCGTAAGGCAGACTGTTGGGTTGAATAGGTCGGCGGGTCGTTGAAGGATGTCTTTTTCGCGTAGCCATTTTGTCCAACTGCCGTTGACCTGAACCAAACAACGGCTTCCTCCGAACGGGTCTTGTCTGTTCCATGCTTTGTTATCCCCTCTGCTTTCTCTGTCAATAACGAAATCTAATATCAGTAAATCTTTTTCAGCCCAACCAACCTGCCGAGCCAACCCCCACCACTTACCTTGTAAAGCGGTAGATGGAACTGTAATTGGTGGTAGTGCTTCCCTTATGTTGCGAATGTTTATTGTCGATGATGGTGTCCCTTCGGCAGATGGTGCTTCGGCTACTGCTACCGTTGCCCCTAAAGCAATCAAACTTATAAAACTTGCGATGATACGTTTCAACAATTTATTCTCCTAATCGTAGGCGGATAGTGACATCAACTCCTTCACTTGCTCTGGGTATATAAGTATGCCTTTCGCTGGGTTGTCGGATGTTTGCGCTGCGATGCGCTCGGGCAGATGTTGTATGTTCGCCTTGATGTAACGGCGTAACCTGCTGGTTTCTATTATAACAAACGCTGATGGCGAAAACAAATACACCCACCACCGTGCTTTGGTCACAGCGATACCTGACGGTTTCCATCCACTGTTGTGCGGGTTCTGTTCAAACTCAACAAAGATACGACCATTACGATACCTGTCATACTTCACTTCGAACGAACCGTTACTTAAGTCAGCAAGAAATGTTTTAACAATCTCTTCGCCTTCATGCCCGAACGCTAAATCTTTTGTGAAGTCATGCGGGTTGATGTCATGTGATGGAACATATCCTTCGGTGCGTTCAATCATTCGATGTCGCCAACGGTGCGTTCAACGATAGGTTTCTGTGATTCATACCCACGGTTGATGTATGCGTCCATTGCTTCACGTTCACGCGGTGTTGCACCCATCCAATCAACTGGACGTTTGATACCGTAGATGCGTTCCATTAAACATTCGTATAGTTCACGAGTGATGTCATCCATTACTGTTCATCCTCCACCCACGGTTCTATTTCATCTTCGGGTACATCGGTGGCAATCATAAAGGTATGCCCGTAACGCACATCATATTTGTTGCCTTGAGTACCAACGCTGACAGACTCGATGGTGCCTGACTCATCATCGATAATTACTTTGTCACCAACATTAAACAGTGTCATAGTTTGAGCCTTTCATCAACATCAATTACAAATTCTGGATACAACCGTTCGTACCTACTGAATCCACCAATTGCATATTCTCTTGTGCGCCACTCATCAGAGTAAAGCGCGTTGCCCAAATAATCTGCCAACTCATGCAAGAGTGCTGTAGTATCTTCCAACTCACGCAAGAGGGCTGTTCGTTTATTAAACAATCCCATTAGTATCCTGCTTTCTTTAATAGTTTTAATAATTCATCCAACCTTAAGACCGCATACTGGTCAGCAGGATTACCGTAACTGCGACGCTTCGCAACCACAATCCCAATCTCAGCACCAGCATTGATACGTTCAACCTCAGCCTCATGTAACCAGCCCGAAAAGTTCAATGTCTTATGGTTTTTACATTCCCAAACTAAACGTGGGTCAGTACCTGTGATGTCGCCCTTATCTAAAGCACCATTCAACGAACGGCGCTCAACAAACGGGTACATGTCTTTCAGATAGTTCACTATAAACGTTTCGAAGTTCGTGCCTTTAGCACGTTCCTTAGACACGGGACATTTCCTCCGCTAACAACTGTCGAAACAAAAGACTACGTGACACTCCACGCTTCTCCGAAAGTTTCGCAATATGTTCCATCTGAATACTGGTCAACCGCAACGACACCATCTTTGTAGAACGATAGATGCCTGCAGGGTCAACGGTTCGTGTCGCCGCCATTATGCGCCTTCCTTAAATGATTTCAAATCGTTGAACGCTGAACGCAACAACGGAAGATGACTGCTCAATATGATTGCACCTTTGCCCCAGTTCACTTTGGCATTAGCGGCAACAGTTTCAGGTGTGAACCCTGCCTTCTCACAAGCAGAAATGAACTGTTCAATCTGTTCTTGAGATAGTGGTGCGTCACCAGCAGGTTCTGCTTTAACTGCTTTGGGGGCTGGTGCAGGTTTAGCGTTGTCATCCCATTCTTGTTTAGTCCACAACGATAGGCAGATACCGAAACGCATTGCGGCGTTACGAAGGAAGTCACCGACAAGTTCTTTGTCTAGTTCTTGTTTGTCTGCACGCACCGAACCAACACCTAGACGGGCTTGTCCGAGGATTGTGAGTTCACCCCACATGGTTGCGATGCCGTTCTCAACATGGATTGATGGTCGACCGTTATCCCATGCGATAGGAACCCAACGCCATGTTGGGTCAATCTCTAACAGGATTCGGGTGATGTCTGCGTGTCCCACAAAATCGAGTGACGTTCCACCTTTGGGTAGTTTGCCAACAATCTTTGGGTCTGGCACACCGTATGCGCCAAGGATTTCTTCTAGTTTCATTATCTTTCCCCTTTCAAGAGAAGTGTTCTGTTGGTTACTTGCTTACTATATTTTTCTGTAAGAGCAGGCTCATTCATCTTCAACGATTTAATGTCCAATGAAGCCCACGACTTGCCCTTCCATGTTGCAATGATTGTTCCATCGACAGTAGCAACCTCGTTCGGTCCAATCAAATCGCACAGTTCTGCTTTCAACCTGTCCTCGATTTCACCGTACGCTTTAAGTTCCGATTTCACATGCTTCAGTTGTGCAACCAACTCCTTAGCCGTATGCGGAAGTTCAATAGACGTAGGTGCAGGCTTCTGGTAACGAGCGGTAATAGTTTCATAAGACCAATGGACTCCTTCAGGGGTCATACCCAAATCAATTGCGGTCAACCATTTGGCAACCTTCTCACAGTGTTCTTCAATCTCACCATCACTGATGATTTGCTCATGGATATACAACACCATTGTTGAGTCAAACACAGCCCACGTAATCTGTCTTACGTCAGAACAGATGGCTTGCTGGATACCTTGGATGCGCCAGTAGTCAGGTAGTTCACCCTGCCATTCACGGTTCATCGTTTTAATTTCCAACACCTTACGTTCGGTATCAGATTCAAAGAACCCATCCAAAGTAGAAATCATCCTTGCACCGTCATCTGTTTCGGCAACAAACATTTCTTCAGGGGTGATGTAATCGATACCTGTTTTGTCTCTAGCCCATTCCAACACGAACGGTTCCAAACGGTTGCCGCGTTCCATTGCAGGGTTCGGAGGGATAGGTGCAGGGGGAATATCACCTAACAGTTCCGCAGCATATTTGTCTGCTGGCACAAACGGATGTAGCCCGTAGATTGCGGCTACTGCTGACGCTGATACTCGTTTACGTTTCTGATTATCCCAGAAGCGTATGTCTAACCAGTCTTGCTCGCCGTGGGTTGGTTTTGTTACACGATGACGTGTGATTTGCATGTGTTCCCTTTCATAGTGGTTCCTTCATGTATCACCATACACGGGTGTGATACCTATGTCAAGGACTATCCCAAGATTTTTATTGAACGCACCATCCCAGCAGGAATATGGATTGCGTGAATACCCTCGCCCTTACATAACGTCTGCCACAAATTCACGTGGTCTTTCTTTGAACCTGCATCACCAACAGCAACCATGAAACCTAAACTTGCAACAATACATTCACCGTCATCTTCGTACTCGTCCATGTCGAGCCAGCCACCATCGGAAAGATGTGTGTCAGCCCAGTGGACTAACACCATTGGTGGTTCAGTCTTCGTAAGTGGGTTCGGTGTCATGTTCCCCTCGTTCTTTACAAATCGCACAGTACTTGCCTTCGGCATACAACCAACTGATGTTGCAGTCGGGGCAGGTCAGCCAGTCTTGTTGGGACATGGGTTTAGTCTAGTGAACTTCCAGCCATCTGGAGGGTTTTAGCGTCCTCAACTATGAGACGGTCTAACGCTCTGAGTGCGGTAAAGAATTCGTCTTCTTCAGGGCGGGAAACCCTTGCTGTTACAAGGAATTTGCGGATTGTGTATAACGTTTCGCGTGTCATGGGACCAGCAAATATAGCCGAACTTGCAACTGTTATTCGGTTACTTTTTGTGGTTTTCTAGATGCTCCGAAAGTTTGTCATTGACCTTATCTATTTTGTCTTCGGTACGGTAAATCGTTTTGTGCATGCCCCTCAAAATCCCTTGAACTACAGCGTGGTCGGCACGGTTTTCTTTAGCGAACCTAGCAACAAGAACTGTTAGCAGACCGAAAGTACCAGCAACAGCAGCAGCGAGAACACTAGCCCAACCAGCATCCATGTCATACGGCTTTCGCAGCAATGAAGGCTGCAACCGCAGGTGGAACTTGGTTTCCTTGGGTGTAGCGAATGTGCCACGGCTCGCTTTGAACTTCATGTGAGAAGCCGAATAGATGTTCATTGGCTAACATCCAAGCAAGTCTAGGTCCTGATGCTGTAGCCACATCAACGGCAATCCCGAGGTTATGCTGCGATTTGCCTGGTGTTGCCAAACATGCCATACCTTTTTTCAGATACCATTTCTTGCCTTCGAAGGTGCGTGTGTCAGGGTTGCCTGTTGGTTCCAGTTGGTACCGTTGAAAGAACGCTTTGGTTTGGGATTCGAGTGTGCGATATGTGTCGCCTGCTGAAGTCGGTGTCAGTTTGATACCAGCCTTAGATGCGGCATCAACCATTGCTTCCCATGCGTCAGCAGCACAATGATGCAACGTGCCACCAACAGTTTTGCGTAACTGGTCAGCAGTAAGTTTGCCTGCAACCGCAGTCTTTAGATGGTCGCAAAGTTTTACGGGTACAACAGGGTACGCCACAGGTTTACTTTTCGGCTTTTGCGCCGAACGCACTGTTGATTTCTTCCATAGTGAGTTTGCCATCAAGCGAAGCCTGAGCAAGTTTCTGCACTACGGTTGCACATGCAGCGAAACCAGCAAGCACAGCCGACTTCCAAATTTCCAACTCGGGGGCAATAACGGCACTGCCGCCTACGATTGCCAACGCTGAGGACAGGAACACTGCCACGATACGACCTGCGATGTCTTGTGCTTTCTTCATTCTGATTCCTTTGTGCTGAGAGTTAATGCTGCGTGTAAAACCAATGATACACCAACCACCCATATAGCCTGTCTTAAGGTTGGACCTGACAGGGTGATGAGGACTAGACCTGTGCCTGCGTATGTCCAGGCGTTGTCTTTGATGAGGTTGGAGAGGCGTTTCATTTCTGTCTTATCTTACTACCTGCTGCTGTGAGGGTTGCCCCCGCTGCGATGGCGATAAGAGTTCGTCGTTCACCTACAGGGATGTTGGAACCTGTTGGCACATAGTCGTCAAATCCTCCGAAGATGTCTATGGTTGATTCAAACGCTTCTTGAACAGCCAAAGGCGCACTCTGGATTGCTTCTGTGAGTTCGGCTATTTGGGTGTCGTCTAGTTGTGTTACTTCGATGGTTTCAAAGATTTCTGTGGCTTGTTCTTCGGTGATGACAGCCAACACATCAGGGTTGGTGGCGAGTTCTTCGGCTTGGTCGGCTGTTACTTCGGTGGCGAGGAGTTGCTCGATGAGGGCTACGGCTTCTTCTTCGTTGAGTTCACCGAGTGCTTCTATGGCTGTATCGAATTGTTCTTCGGTGAGTGGTTCGCCACTGTCCACAGCGTCTAGGAGGGCTTCTACTAGTTCGGCTGGTATTTCCTCGGTTATGTCTATTGGGAGTGTTACAGGCGTTTCTGGTGCGTCTGGCAGGGTGTCTGGTGGCAGGGTGTCAGGCACCGTGGTGTCAGGAACCGTCGTATCGGGGACGGTGGTGTCAGGTACGGTTGTGACTACAACTGGTGGGATTGTGTCCACAACTTCGGGAACCGTTGTCGTTTCCGCCACTGTTGTTAAAGGTTCAGGAACCGTTGTTGTTGACGCTTCTACCACTGTTGTTGTTGTCGGCTCTGGCACTGTCGTGTCTGGTGGCAATGTGGTCGTTGTTTGAAGTATCGTAGTAGTCGATTCTTCTTCCACAAGCACAGTCGTAGAGGGTGCAATAGTAGAAGTGGTCGTCGTTGTACTCGTGGATGTTGTTGTGGTGTCCCATAAAGAAAGATTAGCAATAGACAGATGACCAGGTTGGCAACAGGTATCTATCGAGTATTGACGGAACGTAAAAATGTCGCCTTCGACCACAGGCACAGACAGAGTTCCTGACGAAGTGTTGACTTGTGTAATCAACGTGTACACCCCATTGACACCGTACTGTGGCGGGTCATACACCCAACCATCATTGGTTTGATACGACCAATCAAAGTCAACTGTGTTTACATCAGCAGGCACAACCGTTTCAATTTGCACCCAATGCGCCCCACCACTACAACCGTTATAGTCGGGACCATGCAAAGTGATAATGTTGTCAACTACTTCTATTGACCCACCACAATCTTGGGACTGGCTGTATGTCCAGTTGCCGAGAACATCGGCTTTAGCGGCTGGTGGGAATAAAGCGAATACTGCGAGAGGCGCAAATATCAGCCAACGAGAAGTGCGCACACCAAATTACGCAAACGCAATAAAGTTAACTCTAACCGTTGCGTTTGCTGCGGACCCGACTCCCTCAAAGTTTACTTGGCTAGAAGACGTGGAGATAACAGCAAAATGACCAGCGGCAGCAGTCAAGTCTCCGTTGGTCAGGACCACGGTACTAGGGGTGCTTCCAACGCCATGATTAAACGTTCCCTGACTAGAACCATTTAGGGTAACAAGCGTAGAACCTTTGGAAAGACCAGTTAGGTTGGTTGCGTTAGTGGCGTTAGTAGCGTTGGTGGCGTTGGTGGCGTTGGTGGCGTTAGTGGCAGTTGTTGCTGTAGCAGCATTGCCAGTGCATGAACCAGAACTGCCAGTTGTGTTTTGATTCAGAGTAGGAAATGTACAGTTGGTCAATGTTCCACTAGAGGGTGTACCTAATGCGCCACCAGAAACTAAGTTGCCAGATGCAGTACCCGTAACATCACCTGTCACGTTGCCAGTCACGTTGCCAGTCAAAGCACCAACAAAAGTTGTAGCAGTAACAGTTCCCGTAGTAGCCAACTTAGACAATGCAATCGCAGCACTTGTGCTTACGTCTGCGTTCACAATACTGGTTGCAAGATTTAATTTAGAGTAAGCAATCGCAGCAGCAGAGTTAATATCTCCGTTCACAATCGTGTCGTCAAGAATTTTGGCTGAAGTCACAGCACCAGTAGCAATACCGTCAGCAGTAACCTGACCCCATTCAGGGGCTGTAGCACCAGAGTTTACTTTCAACACTTGAGCAGCCGTACCAACAACAAGTTCAGTAAAAGTACCTGGCGTTCCCGAACCCTGATACACAACAGACCCAGCGTTAGCGTATTTAGATACCAACTCGTTAGACTGATTTGCTTCTAACGCCGTAAACACAGGATAAATAACAGCACCCTGTAAATGTTCACGGTCAGTAGTGCCATCAGCACCACGACCATTAACAGATGAACCCCATGTAGAAGTAGCAGCAGGGTCGACAACAGTAAGAGTATCGGTGGTGGCGTATTTAACACAAATCTTTTCTTCCTTAGCAGTACCAGGGTCAACCACAACAAAGAAAGGTTCAGCATCGGTAGAGAAACCAGACATTGGAGCAGTCAGTGTGATGGTGGTTGCGTTTGCGTTAAGGGTTACCTTAAGCGTGTTGGATACAGGCGCACCTCGATATGACCTTCTGCTTTTACCATTAACTGCCATAAAACTCCTAGTTTTCGACTGACCGCAAGGTTACTACAAGCGTACCCTCGAATGCCCAACTGTTACCCGTAGAATCTACAGGCTCCCAGACAATATCTTCAACAATAACATTATGCGTGAAAGAACCTATCTGTAGGGTAATAATCCGAGGGGATGCAATCAACCCATCAAAAAAGGTTTGCTCCTCGTCGACATCAAAATAGTATTCCTTCCCTCTTACCGTTACCGACTTATGCAAGATAATAGGGACAGAGAAAACTTGCGAACGGAACGGTGCAGCGTAGGCTCTAGCCATCCAACGAGTAAAGGTTGGTCCTGTTGTGGCAGTGCTTCTTTCTAACACAAACTTAAAGCCTGCTTCAATTGCTTTAGAGTCTGACCCGTCAAACGAGTTTTCGGTATCGTTAGCCTCAGCCCATGTGCCTGCTGCTTCGTATGCGCCATCATCAATTTTCAAGTATGAAGTGATAGACCCAACCAAAGGGGTAGAACGTGTGTCTATTTTGGCGATGAACTTGCGGTCTGGAATTCCCCAACGCCATGTCCCTGTTTCTATTTCTCCTGAAGCAACAAGGTTGTCGGAGTCTTCAACGATGATACCAACCCCGCTCAATGCAAACATACGTTTTGTGGCGAACGGTGTTACTGGGTCGTCAAACACAACAACACTGTTGACAGCGGCGGTAGAGGTATGCATAAGGTCCGTAGCAAACGCTGGGGTATTAGGTGCGATAAACACGGACAGGTCTAACGCTCCTAAGCCACTCGATGTCCCGTCATAGTTTGTCCATGTAAAATATGCAAACCTGTCATTTGACGCAAACTTTTGTACTGCACCTGATGTCGGAATTAGTTGTCCTGCTATAAGACTTGCATTGGCATCTGTTGAACAGTAACGGACACCCCTGTTCGTACCAACAAGAATTGACCCAAGGTACCCACTGATTGCTGTCACCACTTCACCTGTTGGCAGTTCAAGAGCAACCACACCCGTATCCAAAGTACCGTCTGCTTTAATAGTGATTTTGTAAATAAGGGATTTCTTCCCTGAGAACCCTGCTGCGTACACAGCGTTTTGTCCTGTGGCTACACCAACAAAACGGAACTCCGTATCGTCAGGTTGAATAACGTGTGATTTAGTACCAGTATCACTAATCAAATGAAGGTCGTGGTCGTGCGCTCCAAACATATAGTTCTTAGCAAACCCAAGCATGTAATAAGAATCAGAACTGCTACTAGAAAATCTAGTATTTGAAATAAGAGCGGGGTCAACAGAAGGGATTACTTGTCTTATGCCATCAGCAGGGTAAGCCAAATAAACTTTATTGCCGTCGGTAGCCATAGCAGCAACCGTTCCTGTAGGTGCTGCGGTACCACCAGCAGTGTCAACAACAGCAGTCCATGTAGGACTAGCCGCATATGGATTGGTAGTGAATTTGACGTCGCCATCCAACGCAACATAAACACGGGTTCCACAAACAACCATGTGCTGTGTAGTAGAAGCATTAGACAACGAAACTTTAGTTGCGTTATGCAAACTCAACTGCCCCTTAACCCAAGGGTTCACACCTTTAGATTTGTAAAACCTAAACGGCGCAGAATCATTCATGTCTGCATAGGTTTGCCCCGCACCACTATGCCAAGAATCCTGACCGCGCCTCCACAAACCACCAGGGTTAATAGCACCCTCACCAGGGCTAGTGGAATCATCCGTAGAATCACGAACACGTTGTTCGTAACCTCGTTGAAACTTCCCTGATTTTTGGTCAACCATGAACGGGCGACCATCAATAGCAACAGGAAAAACATTAGGAACAAGTGAAGATACTGCCGTACCTGAATAGAAAGGAGGTGTCCCAAAATACGGTAAGGTAAATGTTGTTACCGACACCGTTTAATCCTTCGATAGAAAAGTTGGGTACGCCCTCGAAAGTCTTGCTGCTTCAGCCTGAATACGGTCACGACGCAAACGTTGCAACTGACTAAAACTGTTTCCAACAGCCCCAGAAGAAACTTCCTCTGCTCTACGGGTGTCACCTTGGGATTCAGTGAAGTTACGTTTCATTTCTCGTGGAGACATCAAACGAATCTGTGTACCCAAAGCAAGAATATCTGTAAGAGTTTCCTGCACACCACCCGTGCTGTTTACATCCACCGACTCA